TTGCTAAGTATGCATGCGAGATGGACATTCAAATTGCAGGTGAACAACACGGTTTAGATTGGTGTATCATTAGACCTCACAATGTATACGGTCGTAAGCAGAATATATGGGATAAGTATCGCAATGTCTTGGGTATTTGGATGTATCAACAGATGAACGGAGAACCAATGACAATCTTTGGAGACGGTACACAAACAAGAGCATTCAGTTGTATCGACGATATAGTTGAACCATTGTGGAATTCAGCGATAGAACCGAGAGCATCTAAAGAGATTATTAATTTAGGCGGAGTAGAAGAGTGGAGTATTAACGGTGCTAATAAAGTATTAAGAGACATAATCAAATACGGAGCAGAGTATCAATACAAACAAGGAAGACACGAAGTAAAGCATTCAATTCCCACATATCAGAAATCAGAAGACATTCTTGGTTTCAAACATAAGACTACGCTAGAAGACGGATTATACGATATGTGGTTATGGGCTCAAAGTCAACCAAAAAGAGAAAGATTTATTTGGCCTTCATACGAATTAGATAAAGGCATTTATTCATTCTGGAAAAAGTAATATGATATACACTGAATTCATGTACGGTCAAGGTTTCGGTAACCAACTTGCAGTCTATGTAACTACTAGAGCTATAGCCAAAAGAAATGATTATGATTTCGGTTATACTGGATTGGAAAACTTTGGAGATAAGAGATACAATGATAAAGGCGTATATTTTATGGATATTGATTTAGGATCTCCAGTATTACCAACTAGCGAAACTTACATAGAAAAAGAAACAAGAATAAAATTAGATCATTCAGATCATGATCGTACACATGGATGTGACATACGATTAATAGACCAAGATCTATTGAATGTTGCAAATAATACGAAGGTTATGGGTATTATGCAAGGCGAAGATTATTTTTGGGATTATAGAGAAGAAGTTAAAGATTGGTTGAAAGTAAAACCAGAATTTGATTGCGTAGATTATAGTCACGATGATATATGCGTATTGAATATCAGAGACTACGAAGCAGATCCCACTCTATTCTTATCAAGAGATTATTGGGTTAAAGCAATCTATCATATGCTTAGTTTAAACCCTAACATGCAATTCCTAGTGATCACAGAGAATCCTGATATGGCAAAGAGATTGCTACCAGAATTAGCCGACAACGTATATCACTTTGATTTAGCTAAAGACTATTCTATTATTAAGAATGCAAAATGGTTAATCCTATCCAATTCAAGCTTTGCTTATTTTCCAGCATTTTGTAGTGATGCTCATCTAATTATAGCACCGAAGTATTGGTGTAGACACAACGTATCTGATGGATATTGGAGTTGTGGTTATAACATAAGTCGTAAGTTTACATACATGGATAGACAAGGCCAATTACAATCTTATACAGATGTAGCTAGAGAATTTGAATTATATAAAAAAGAAAGCAAGATATATGGCTAGAGTATTTGATGTGTTTACATTCTTTAATGAATTGGATTTATTAGAACTAAGATTAGAGATGTTAGATCCATACGTAGATCAATTCGTATTGATAGAATGCGTAGAGACTTTCTCAGGTAAACAGAAGCCGTTGCACTTCATGAATAACAAAGAGAGGTTCTCAAAGTATTTACATAAAATATACCATCATGTAACTTATGATCCACCAAAATCATTCGACGATTTACAACAAAGAATAACGAATCCTAATATAGATAAAGATGTTAAGCAAGTTTGTATACAAGCTTTAACTAGTTCTAACGTGCCTAAAGGAGAATTACACTGGCTAAAAGAATTCTATCAAAAAGAAACTATAAGATTTGCTATAGAAAATGCTGGAGCAGAGAAAGACGATCTAATATTTGTTACAGATTTAGACGAGATATGGAATCCAGAGTTAGACTATACACAAATAGAAAACGATAAGATATACAAGTTAAAACAACTGGCATATTCAGGTTACATGAACATAAGATCTTCAGAAGATTGGGCCGGTACATTATTAACCAGATATACAAATATAGATGGAGCTTGTTTAAACCATCTTAGAACTCCATCAAAAACTAAGTACGAGTACGTTAACAATGCGGGTTGGCACTTCACATTTATGGGAGGAGAGAAACAAGTTAAGATGAAATTAGAAGCTTACGGTCACCAAGAGTACAACAACGATTCTGTTAAGGATAGAGTCAAAGATTTACTAGCAAACGGTCAAGACGTTTTAGGCAGAACCAATTTTAAATTTTGGTTGGACGAATCTCAATTACCAAAGTATCTACTAGATAACAAACAAAAGTATAAAAAATTTTTTAGATGATAACATTCTGTATACCAAGCAAGAATAATTTACGATACTTAAAACCATGTATCAAATCTATTCAAGATAATTCTTACTATCCGAATCAAATCATTGTGTACGTAGATCAAGACACAGACGGAACTGTAGAATGGTTGAGAGAGAATGGTATTAAGTTCATTCAAAACCACGAAGAGACTCCAAAAGGAATAGGCTTCGCTTACGATAATATGTTTCAATGGGCCGATAGAGAATACGTAATAGCATTTCACGCTGATATGATTCTTGGTCCTCATGCAGACAAACACATGATGGATATTAAAACAAAGGACAACATCGTGTGCGCCACTCGTATAGAACCACCACTACATCCAGCAGGAATAGAGAAGATAGTACAGGATTTTGGTATGTGGCCAGAAGATTTGAAGATCGAAGAGTTTAATGAATTCGTTGAGGAAAACAAAAGTGATAAGATAACTAAAAGCATCTTCGCTCCATGGTTAATTAGAAAAGACCAACACTTAGGACACGATCCTATATTCTTATCTGTATTCGAAGACGCAGATCTATTTAGAAGATTCAAATTACATGGTTACGATTTGATTCAATCGTGGTCTGCAATGGTATATCACTTGACTTGTAGAGGCGGACAGTTTGCACACGTAGAAAAAATGGAAGACTTTCAAAAGAAGGACGAATCATGGCAAGTAAATAACTCCATATCAATGAACGAATATATTAGAAAATGGGGAGGGTTTTTAAAACAAACTGATACATTAGAACCTATACCGAATATCAAATACAATGTAGGATTAAAAATATTGAATTGTTTTAATGACGGTGTACTTGGAGTAGAACCATTCTTCGATCAGATACAATGCGAAGCGGATCCTACTAACTACATTAATACAAATAAAGACATTTCATCTTTCGATATAGCCACTAAGTTTGTTAGTGAGTTAACTACAGATATGATTTTAGAAGCGGACTATAAAGATATTCTTAATAATCAAGAACTTTTTAATTATATTCTGCATAACCTACCAGAATTAATCACTAACGAGGTTGAGGAACCCGGACAATACGAGTTACAAATATTCAAATTAATTGTAAGAGAGAAAAAAGAAAGTCAACCTAAATTAAAATTATGTTAACACAAGAACAAGTTACGTTAGTCGTACCATCTAGTAATAATCTAAGACACTTAAAGAATGCATATACAAGTATAAAGACTCACGCGCCTAATTGTAAAATTGTTATGTTAGACGACGGATCTACTGACGGCACGACTGAATGGTTGGCTGGAATTAGCGATGACAATATTACCGCCGTATACAGATCAGATAAAAGAGTTGGTCATACAATACTATACGATAAAGGAATCGAGTTAGCTGAAACAGAAGTGGTAGGTATCATGCACGCAGATATGATCTTAGGTCCTTATTACTTAGAGAATATGCTAAAGCACTTACAAAGAGAAACTGTAGTATGCGCGACAAGAGTAGAACCACCATTGCACCCAGCTGGAGAAGAGAAGATCATTAAAGATTTTGGTACTGACTTTGATAATTTAAAATTAGATGCATTTGAAGCATACGTTTTAGAAGCTCAACACGAGTATAAAGACTTAACAACTAACGGCATGTTTGCACCGTGGATCATATACAAAGAAGACTTCGTTGCAATGGGTGGCCACGACGCATTGTTTGCTCCATTCCCTTACGAAGATTCCGACATATTCCAAAGATGGATACTACACGGATACGAACTAATCCAGTCAAGAGATGCATTCGTATACCACTTAACTTGTAGAGGACACAGATGGACAGAAGAGATTGGTAAGGACGATGACTACTTTAAGAACGCATCAGCAAAAGCCGCAAGAAACTATCTTAGAAAATGGGGTAGTTGGATTGAGAACGACGAGTATCAGAGACCAATATTAAAACCGAGGTACGATATAGGAATAGTTGTGGAGAATTGCGATGCTAACCTACTACTCTCGTTAGAGCCCTGGTTCAATAACATATACGTAGATCAGGCTTTAATTGCTGACTATATAAAACATGAACAGCCTAAGACAGAGCTAATCCTTGAAGCTAGGGTGCGTCCAATAGAAGAGCCAAAACAGAACGATATACTTATTTACTTTGACGCAAAAGATAACGTGGATCTAAACATAGTTCCAAATATACAGGTTATCATTAGAGAATCCGTAGATGCAGTAGGTACGTACGAATACAACGGACTTAAGATCGATGTGTTACAAATGGTAGACCACACAGACAAAATGATGGGAACATTCATCAAGAACGTATTCTAAATATTTATAAGATAAAAGACGATGGCCCTTTCACAACAACCTAAATACCCTGTAACTTTGACAATAGATGGCAAAAAGATGCCATTTCAAATACAGTTCGATGTAAACGATAACACCACAAAGATGGGTATCAAGATGCAATTCATATTGAGTCAAGAGATTCAAGATCCAAGAGCAAAGCAGGAATTGGCAAATAAGATATCTGTTGCTTTACAAAAAAGAATGGGAGATGCGGGTATTACCATTGCTTACGACGATAGAAATGCATATCAAAATGTTATAGGATTCACCATACCATTGACATCGATCTCCGATATGCTAATGAAGACATTCAAAGGAGGAGAATAAAATATTAAAACTAGTTATGGGAAAAAATAGACCGCCTCGAGCCATATTTGAAAAGATCGGTACGTTGACGGCACAAGATATAGAAGCATCCAACATACTAAAAGGCCTTCTTAAGGTCGAAGTACCAAAGGCGATAGAGTACGCCATAGAAAATAAGAAGACCTTTGCTTCTATTTTTGAGATAAACGATTCTAATTCATACATAGAACTGCATAAGAACCAATGGATCTCTGCACTTGAAACATGCATATTATTTTACGTCGAGGAAGAGGATTACGAGGCGTGTAACAAAATGACAAAACTTATAGATTCAATTAAATCTAAGAAGATTAATAAAATTGTTACTCACACAGATAAAACAAATTAAGATGGCAGACAATTTTAAAGAGGTGCAAACTGCGGTGGATAACATGCTGAATGTTAAGTCTTACGTAAGAAGAAAGAAGAAGACACAATCTGATAAGAAGAAAGAGATGTTCGTACAAATGATAAACAGTTTGGACGAGATATTTGTAAGACAAGGATTGATGTACGCAGATATGGATATGGATATGTTTAAGTACGACGAGAAGTTTTTAGCAGTTATAGACGTCATGATCTATTTCCACTTTGGTGAAGCTTGTTCAGAAGTAATAGCATTCTACCTTTACGATAGACAAAATCCAGACGGAACTCTAAATCCCATATTGGACGAAAATGACACTGAAATAATATTACAAAATCCTTACGATCTTTGGAACTTATTAGTAATGATTAATCCCAAAATTCAAGATTAATGGAAGAGAATAAAGACAAACCTCAATTCATATATCAAGGTCTTCAGATCACAGAAGATCAGATATGGGAGGCAATGAAGAATACGCGTAGCAATCACGAAGCTGCGAGATGGATGAAGATCACATACGTTACTTACAAGAAATACGCAAAGAAATACATAGATAGAGATACGGGTAAAACTTTGTTTGATTTTCACATGAATCAATCTGCTAAAGGCATACCAAAGAATTTTCAAGGCAGTAACTTTAAGAAAGACTTGGAAGAGATGCTCGTAGAAAAACAAGTGGCAAATCCTCAGAGAGTGGCTAAGCTTAAAGATCTATTAATGAAAGATGGTAGATTAGGTTATTGTTGCGCTGAGTGCGGATTCAAAGAGAAACGCATATTAGACATGAAGGTACCGTTATTGATTAACTTCTCTAATGGTAACAAATCAGATTGGAGAATAGAGAATTTGAGATGGTTATGTTACAACTGTAGTTTCTTATTTGCAGTGGATCCATTCAGCGATCGCATAACAAGAAACATAGAGTCTAAGTACATACACGACGAAGAGGTATTAGAAGAGAACAATACGAAGTTCTACGATTTGGATCCATTTTATTTGGAACACTTAGAAAGAATAGGTTACGACGATAAAGGCAACCTAAACGTAGACGATATCATAGATTATAAGTAACCGTTTCCAACGCGTTATATATCAATAAAATCATAATGTGCAACTGATTGGTTTTCAGCCGGATACAACTGGTTGGTTATCAATCAGTTGCACTTTTTTGTGATATTACTCAAAAAATACATACACAACTGATTGGTTCTCTATCAAGAAGTTTCTAAAATAGTTCAATAAAACAGCTCTAGATAGCCAGAATTGTGTAAATTTACCTTATATCAAACAATAAAACTTATGCAATTACGAATCCACGTTAAAAATGCTCTTACTAAAGAGGTCGAAATCGACAGTGTTATTAATATTGAGAACGAAGATATCGAAATCATTCGTGCCAATCACAACGTATTCTACGAAGTGTATCCTGACTGTCACGTTAATTTTGAGTGGCCATCTTCGAATGTAGAATTGTTTGATACTAATTTTATTGGTGGAGTACCTCGTAATATGGAATTAGATCAAGCAAAAATAGATACAGGTGAAATGTCGTGGCAATCGTACATGAAAAAGTGGCACAACACAGACATAGAATATTCAGTAATGCCTTCATTAAACTAATTAATATGAATCAGTATATTTCAGTAGGTGAATTAATAGTAATTTTCGTAGTCTGTATTATAGGTTACGTAATGTTTAAAACAATTTTTGAAACAAATAAAAACAAATAATAAGTTATGATAAAGAAAACAAACAAATCGTTGGACGGTACTTCATTTCATGGTGCTACATTTAGTGCTACGTTAGCAGATCTACAAGTTATCTTAGGTGCGCCAAACAGTGGCGGTGACCATCACGATAAAGTACAAAACGAGTGGGAATTGGAATTAGAAGACGGTACTGTATTTAGTGTGTACGATTGGAAAGAGTATCGTCGTTATACAGATAAAGAAACAATCGAATGGCATATCGGTGGTATGAACCTAAAAGATACATTCGTAGCTCAAGATGCTTTAGTAGAAGCATTAGCTACTATGGACGCAAAGCCAAACTTGTTTCAATCAGTTAAGTCGTTTATCAATTCTAAGAACGTAGGTGACACATTCACTACTAAAGAATACCACGCAGCAATGGCCGGTATCGAACAACCAACTTGGTGGAAAAAATATAATAAGCAATTGTTTTATCGTAGCAATACATATAGATCTTACTTAAGACATTTAGGATTCGTTAAAAATCCTGAGCGCGGATTGTGGAAAGTAATATGTCACATTCCAGCATGGTTAGATAGCGGTCATGTTAACAGCGCATTAGGTTATATGTACGAAACAGAGCGTATCACGTGGACTTTCAACGTTGCTACTGGAGCAGAAACAAACACTCCTAATGCACCATATAACATTGTTTATAAACTGTATAAAGGTATGACGAGAGACGAAATTGTAACTAAGATCAAGAACTACATACTTGAATTTGGTATTGTTAAAACAGTAGAAGTACCTAAAGTAGAAGTAGATCATTTAGCCGAATACAAAATTGCTACAGCAAAGTTAGCTAAGGATTTGGCTAGTGAAATTATCGGTGATGGCAAATCTCCTAACGTATGGTTCGTTACTCAATCACCATACTACATGAAGTACAAGGATGGATACGGTGAGTCATTCTTATTAGATGGATTTGATGCATCAGACTATAGTGTAATGTTTGGTCCTTTCTTTACTTACAAAGATGCGTGTGCTCAGTACGACGAAATAGAATTAGAAGCATACGATGGAGTTGGTACAGTAACTATAGAAGATCGTAAGATAGGTGTGGTTAAAGAGAAATTCTTAGAAGAGAGAATAACCATAGACTATTCTTACAACGAAATTGACGACTCTAAATTTTATAACAATAAATAATTTAATTATGTTACACGAATACACTAAAGCTGAGTTAAACAGCATGGACACAATCGAACAAGCATGGGACGGTGATGAATTAAAGATCGAAACCGATACTCATAAAATTTGGTTAGTACTACGAGAGAATAGAGTATACAATGGCGACTATGTAGTAGAAACAAATGTTGATGGTAGATGGGAACAAGCATCATATTACTTTAATTAATAAAAATATAAACATGACTCAGTCACAATTAAATAAATTGACTTTATTAGAATTATCAAAGTTAAATAGAATGGTAGTAGATACCATTAAAGCAAAGAAGAAAACAGATTCAAAAGAGAAACGTAAAGCATTCAGTATCGGAGATAAGGTTATAGTAGAGCACAAGAAGACAAGCGGTAAAGTGTTCATCATAAAGGATATCAGATTGACTAAAGCCACCGTACACGAAGTAGATGGATTTGGTAGATACGATGTACCTTTGACAATGATAGGACCTTATTGCTATTAATAATTAAAAACATAATATATGTACATAGATAATTTAACAGGAATTGAATTCACTTTTAGAACAGACGATCAATACGAAAATGCTCGCTTCGGTGGATACATAGAGAATTATAAGATCGCTAGAGTAGAAGTAACCTACGACGATGGATCTAGAATAGATGCGCCGTATCACTCATTCGAAGAATTCCAGAAATGCGTTAAACAAATGTGGGATGCTAAGAACGTAATCAGTGTATTACCTTATCAAGCTGATCATTACTATGACATACAAGAATACGCAGAATAATTTTAAAAACAATTAATATGATAAAAGACATAGAAAAAGAAATCGAGTTAATACAAGAAAGAGAAAACACAATGGCAAATCCAGAATTCCAAGCTTGGATGAAGGAACTAAACGTATCACAATCTTTTGAAGATAAAACGGTTAAGATAAAAGCCTACGATCTACAAATGCAATATGACAACAAACGCTATTCTAAACTAAACTTTAATTTATAAGATATGAAATTAAGCAAGAACGATAAGATGTTTATTGAGTTAGTAAAAAATGATTGTAAGAAACACAAGATATCGTGTAAGCTTAAAGACGTTAACTATTTAAAGCCAATTCCGTCTATTAGGTGCACAGGATATTTCGATGACGATAGCAGAACATTGCAAGTGGCGATGAAGCAGAAAGATTCGTTTGAAATATTGGTACACGAATACAGCCACCTCACTCAATGGATAGACAAAGTACCAGTATATGTAAAAGCAAATAAGTATCTATTATTGGTGGATGCATGGATAACAGGATCGGATCTTCCATCTCGCATAATTGAATCAGCAATTCAAGGAGTTGTAGAATTAGAATTAGATAACGAGAAAAGATCTGCTAAGTTGATTGAGAAATATAACTTAAGCATTGACAAAGAAAATTATATCAAAAAGGCGAATGCTTATTTATACTTTCATCATTGGATGAGGAAAACAAGAAGATGGTCGAGTTCTGATAATCCACCATATAGGAACAAAAATATTATCGCAGCGATGCCTAGTAATTTTAGAGGCAAGTACGATAAGTTACCGAAGAGATTTGAAAAACTATTTGAACAAGAAAACATATAAGATATGAAGATAACATTAGAAAAAGGACAGCGGTTATTTTTTACGAGTGACACGCATTATAATCACGCTAATATATGTTCAGCTACCACTAAGTGGACTGATCCTACTACAATAAGGGAGTTCAAGAGTTTAGAAAGAATGAACGCTACTTTAGTAGATAATATAAACGAAGTGGTTAAGCAAGACGACATACTAATTCACTTAGGAGATTGGTCTTTCGGTGGATTCGATAGCATCAAGGAATTTAGAGATAGAATTGTGTGCAAGACTATTCATTTGATATTAGGCAATCACGATGACCACATTCAAAAGAATAAAGAGGATATACAATCTTTATTTAGTTCTGTACACGACTACTTGTACCTTCACGTAAAGTATAATGTTGGTACTCCATTAATGGGCGATCAGTTGTTTATGTGCATGCACTATCCTATTGCTAGTTGGAATAACATGGCCAGAGGAGCGATCCATTTACACGGTCACGTCCATTTCCCTACAAATCAACGCATAGGACCTGGTAAAATGATGGACGTGGGAGTGGATGGTAACAATTTATATCCAATAGACATGTCAGAAGTATTAAGCTTAATGAATAAGCAACCAATCAAATCGTTATTCAAATTTGACCATCACGAAAAAATCGAAAATTATTCAAAATAAAAAATATGAAAACAACATTATGGATTGCAGAAGTAAAATGGAAAGACGGTAAACTGGAGTTCTTCGGACCATTTACTGAATATGATACAGGAATTAAAGTGTGGAGTGCAAATTTCTCATTTGAACATTCTGGTAAATTTGAGTGGATAGACTATCATACATTAAACCAAAATATATAGACTATGAGTGGAGTATTAACATTATTAAGAGGATTACCAGGCTCAGGTAAGAGTACGTTCGCCAATTTTATATGGAACGACTATGCGATATGCGAAGCTGATAAGTTCTTCTACGACAAAGAAGGTAATTACAACTTCGATGCCAGTAAATTAAGACAAGCACACGAGTGGTGCAGACAAGAAGTAGAGACGAGAATGGTAGAGAATTCAATTACTCCTCAATACTACCCTGAAATTGTAGTATCGAATACATTTACACAAGAATGGGAGATGGAGCCATACTTTAAATTAGCAGAGCAATATGGATATAGAGTGTTCACTATTATCATAGAGAATAGACATGATGGTAAGAACGTACACGGAGTACCTGATGAGAAGTTAGAACAAATGAGAAACAGATTTCAAATAAAATTATAATGAAATACAATTTAGACATATTAAATAACTATATAGAACGAGGATATGTGGTAAAACAGGATCACCCTACTTTACCGTTATCTATCTACAACTACTCGCGTACATGTCAATACGAAGGGAGATGGGACGATATTACTTTGAACATGAGAGGTACAATATTGGACAACGAAGGTAACGTAATAGCCAAATCATTTCCTAAGTTCTTCAATATGGAGGAAATGAAAGAGATACCTAACGAAGAGTTTCAAGTATACGAGAAGATGGACGGATCTTTAGGTATTGTGTTCTACTACAATGGAGAATGGCACTTAGCGTCTAAAGGATCTTTTGTTTCTGATCAGGCAATAAAGGGTAGAGAGATGCTAAGCAAATACAAGGTAGAACTATTATCTCCAGGTTATACATACCTATTCGAGATAATATACCCAGAAAATAGGATTGTGTGTAACTACGGAAGTTTAGAAAAATTAGTATTGCTTGCTTGTATTGATTGTTCACCAGATGGTATAGAAGCAAGCGTACAAGTTCCTTACTATAAAGACAACTTCGATGTAGTATATCAATATGATGGTATAAAAGATTATAAGCAACTTAAGTCCATGATTAAAAACAATCAAGAAGGATTCGTTGTAAGATTTAACGATGGAACCAGGATGAAGATCAAAGGAGAGGAGTACGTGAGACTACATAGAATATTGACTGGACTTTCTAACGTAGATATATGGGAGATATTAAAGAACGGAGAGGACATAGAGAAATACCTAGAAAAAGTGCCTGACGAATTTGATAAATGGGTCAGAAATTGGGTTATGAACTTAAGCTACGCTAAATTTTCAGTAAGAGAATATTGCGGCAAGGCACATGATTATTTCAGATATGGTAAGTATGGTGATGTGGACCCCGAACCTACTAAAAAGGACTTTGCTCTACACTTGGAATCGTGTAAAATACACCCGCCTTACAAGTCAATATTATTTGCAATGTGGGACGGAAGAGAATACAATCACATGATATGGAAGATAATCAAACCTAAGTATCAGAAACCAGTATGGCAAGACGATGAAATGCATAAACTAAAACAAAGAAGACCAGAATTATTTAACATTAAAAAAAATTAATATGAAAGCTGTATTAGAATTTAATTTAGAAGACGCATTTGATGAAGCATCACATATGCGCTGCGTAAAAGCAAAAGACATGGCTCTCGCCTTATGGGATATAGATCAACTTCTAAGAGCTAAAACCAAATACGCACCAGATACCGTAAGCGAAGATATCGTCGACGCCTTAGAAGAGATTAGAGACGAACTGATAGAAATTATGAGTAACTATAATATAGATTTAGACGAACTGTTAAAATAAAGACTATGAAAATACAATACACAATACAAGAGATTAAACCAAAGGTGTTTGCAGTTGTGGTACCAGATAGATATCATAGAGCAATGTTGTTCATGAGAGTACAAGAGTTCTATGAGTCTCCTAATCCTAAATTCAGAGGCAAGTCTTTTGGAATATGGGACTACGTAGAATGGTATAGCAGAAATAACGGAGACAGATTTAATTACGCATCAGATTGGGTAGGCTTTAACTTCCCTTTAGAAGTAGCCTTAAACTGTTATGATACTTTGGATGACGCGTACACTCCTTACGATGAGATCATGTATGGGATTATATGGAATATATATGAAATGAATAAAGATTCTGGTAAAGCTTATATTATTGGCGTAGCAGATTTGACGTCTAGCACATTTCAACATGAACTGTGTCATGCGTATTACCATATCAATAAGAAGTATAAGAAAGAGGTGGATGCCATCACTAAAGATATAGATCCTAAAATATATAAGAGAATGTGTAAGAACTTAGAAGATATGGGCTATACTAAAAAGGTATTCAATGACGAGATTCAGGCCTACACATGTATCGATTCAGATTACTTTGAATTCAATTTCAAGATATCGGAAACTAAATTAGAAAAACTATCAAATAAGTATAAAGTCGTATATGAAAAATATATCAACCAAAAATAAAGATAAAGAGAAAGAGAGACTTAAGAAGTACAAAGAGGTACAAAAGCAAGTCATAGCCAATTTAACAAAGACAGAAAGAAAAGCATTAGGATTATGAGAAAGGAAAGGAACTACGTAACTAGAGCCACCGCACAGAAGATACTGGATTGGTGCTACTTCACATACGGCAGATCAAAAATAAATGGACCGTATCCAGCTCTTGAGTTCAGAAAGCCTGACTATTATACAGGAGACGACTACGGCTATTACGATGAAGTGGATCAGACCATATTTGTAAACAAAGAAATTCACCACACAGTAGAAGAGCTTGTTAAGACAATTATTCATGAGTATTGGCACTACGTTAGTCACTCTATGCACGAGTATCAGATATTGGCCAAGTGGTTGACTTCTGACAAGAACCCAATGGAGAAGGACGCAATAAGGATAGAGAGAAGAGACTATAAAAAATGTCTTAGGTTTCTTAAAAAAGAATACAACATTGGTTAACCTTAAATATTTATGTTCAGGATATGCTAATTTACGATCAACTAGATAGAATAGCGGAAGAGGCACAGATTCCCACCGAACTACACGAATATCTCCACATAAACAGTAGAGAGGTTTGGGTAGACACAATGGTTTTGTTAATAGAGAGCGGACAGATCAAACCGGTACCGAAGATGATCAAGGTTTTAGCTGAGAATTGGGAAGATTTATTGTGTAGGAAGTATTCAAATTTAAACTAAGATAATGACGATTTTACAGGCAACGGTTGATAGTTCTAGTGTAGGTTCTGCCTTCATGCAATACGGTATACTAGGGGTGTTGGCATTCTTATTAGGCTATTTTGCATGGCAACAGTACCTAAGACTAGTAGAAAAGAACGAAGCACTTGAGGAGAAGGTAGATAAACTGCAAGACCAAATGATGAAGATACTAGTAGAAGAAAGAGATCGACTAGATACCTTGATAAGAGAGAACACAGCAGCACTACAAGAACTTCAGAAGACTATATATAAGTACATGGTTAAAAACAGAGAGTAATGGAAACTAAAAGATCGACGCTAACGAAAATGGGAGATAAATTAATCAAAGCATTTGAATTGGCCGAATCTTTTAAGAACAGACAGAAGAACAAGGACCTATCTTACGACCAAAAGTTATTGTTATTGAAAGAAGCCCTATCTACAGAATACAAACAATGTATCGAAGGTTCTAGAATATCAGGTTTATTTGCGGCTAAGAGACAAGTGGTAGAGAAGCACATACAATTTGTAAAGACTGTACAAAACAAAAAGGTTTTAATTGAAAGTGAAAAACAAATTATAGACACACTCATCTCAAAATACACATAAACTCCATCTAAAGGTTATGAAACAATTGTTTACGAAAAAGTTTGGTAAGAAGATCGCTATCAAACCATGCAGCTCAGATCAAATCGGTTGCGACTATCACTTAGATCTATTCGGTGCATCATGTCCATCGTGCCCATATCAGCCATCTAATAAGACCAAATTCTTTACTTTCGGAGCTCCCAAGTCTGCCCCATTGGTCCAAAAACAAAAAGCTTAGTATATTATAGTCATTTGGTACCAAGCGTGCCCAAAGAGCCCAAAATAGGCCATTTTATGCGTATTGGAAACCAATCAGTTGCGCATGTTAAAAAAGAATATACATAACGTGTTGGTTCTCTATGAAGAACTTTTAAGATACTTGATAAATAATTTTTTTGTTTCGATAGATAGCAGTACTTTTACCTTGTTGATGCCACTTAGAGCATCATATATAAAAAAATATTAATATAAAATAAAAGTTATGAACACACTACAAACTACGTTGACCGCGTTACAGTCACAATTGGAATCTCAAAAAGAAGCATCTAAGTATTACTACGACAATGTTTTTAGTAAAGAAGTTGCTACATTAGAAGTAAGTATCTCAGAGTGGTTCGCTAAATTTACAGGCGAAACATACACAGTCAAACTTCAAAGTGGTGGAGAAACATTACAAATCTTTTCATCTGAAGAAGACGTAAAAGATATGTGGAATCACAATGCAATTACTGTATATCACTACGCTAGATACGGTGAAGAAGCTAAAGCAAAATTAAGTTTCTATTCTAAAGAGGTAGAGTACGACGATACTAAAACTATTGCGTACTTAAAAACTTTAGGTATGGTTGCAGTTTTATTGAATCAAATTAATTCTATGATGCCTGTATGGAAAGCAGAGTATCAACAGTACGCACAAAAACGTTACGCTACATTCGAGCAACCAATATCTCACACTGAATTTGCTATACGTAAGACAGAGGCTCAGATATTAGAAGAAGGTTTAGCTTCTTACAAGCAAGCTGGATTCACGCATACTATATCTTCTCGTACAGAGTGCGAAAGACACTACAATATTGATTATGATCAACAAGGCGCTTATACATTAGAAGTAAAACCTAATCAGTATTTTGATCTACAAACAGGTAGAGGTCGATACGATAATGTAAGAGTGTATGCATTCGAAGTTGTAGGTCACGTTAAAAACGGTAAAGTCGAGATGAACATAAAGACTACTGCGGTAGAAGACGGATCATTCAGTCCTATAGTTGTTACTAAAGCAAGATTCGACGACTTCATTGCGATTGTATACAATTGGGAGAACTTTGATAGTATTAAATACAATGAAAAGCAAACTCAAAGGTATCTTGATCACATGAGTAAATTTACTACTGTAGTAGAAGTAGCTTAATTAATAACATAAAAATAAAGTATATGAAATTGTATGCAGTTATCCTCACGACAGAGGACTATATAAACACGGTGATATTTGACAACGAAAAAGAAGCTGTAGACAGTTTCGATTGTATCGACTACAATGTCGTTGACGATTACGATAACACATTTGCTGTAGTAGCAGAACTCGATGGATTAGGTAAGGAATTTGGTTTCGGAGCAAGAGGCGACTTTCATGGCGGAAATATTATTAAACAAAAATAAAAGTTAATGGATTATAAAGCACACGTCTTTCAAAGTTTAGGCAATGGTAAGTTGCATCCATCTAGAACTCAGTGTGGTAGGCACCTACAAAGGAATAGTCGAGGCACATTTGTCACAAAGACTATATACTTTGTTGAACTACACAAAGAAGATCCAAAAAACGTGTGCGAAAAATGTTTAGAATGGTTATTAAATAAAAATAAAATAAAATAAAAGTTATGGGATTAGACATGTATTTGTACAAAAAAACATTCTTATACACAGGAGAATGGGTACGCGAAGAAGAAAGATGCGACGTAGTAGTTACACAAGGCGGTGAGCCTCATCCGTTCATTAATCCAAAAAAGATTAAAGAGATCGTAGAAGAAGTTGGTTATTGGCGTAAAGCAAATCAGATTCATCAGTGGTTCGTAGAAAAGGTACAGAAGGGACAAGACAATTGCGCAGAGTACAGAGTAGACTACGAACAGTTGCGAGATCTGTTGAATGCTTGCGAAGACGTATTAGAGGATCATAGTAAAGCAGAGCAGTTATTACCAAGAAGCTCAGGCTTTTTCTTTGGAAGTACAGACTACGACGACTACTACTTTGAGCAAGTACAGAACACGTACGATATCTTAATGAGTATCGTGTCAGCAGGAGATGCGGATACACAAGAGTACATATATCAATCAAGTTGGTAACATATAAAATAATAAACACATGAAAACATTCAGCGATTTAGAATTTAAACCCCATCCAATGGGATCAGGTATCATTAGTCGTATCAAGTTCGATAACGGATATGGCGCATCAGTAGTTAAAGGACCACACACATACGGTGGAAACGATGGACTATACGAGTTAGCAGTCACAGACAGCAACGACGATCTAACTTACACCACACCAGTAACTAGTGACGTAGAAGGTTATTTAACAGAAGAAGACGTAACAATATTATTAAAACAAATTCAAAATTTATAATTTATGTTTGAAGAAATTGAAATTGGAGACATCTACAACGAGAACGAAGACGAACTAATAGAGACTATCGAAGAACTCGAGAAGGAAGTTAAGTTCTATCTTTCGCAAGGAAACAAGACAGCAGCTAAATTGATTCAGCAGCAAATTAAGGACATTAAAAAAGTACACTTCTAATATGAAAACAACATTAACGGCACTTGGAGTGATAGCGCTATTAGGCATCTTATTAGGTTTACCATTACAATTGCTATGGAACTGGTTAATGCCAACCATATTCAATTTGCCTACCATTACATTTTGGCAGGCGATGGGACTTAATATTATGGCATCTATATTATTTAAAGATAACAGCATTAAAAATGATAAGTAAAAAGTATTGTAAAGTGTGTAGTGCAGAGATCCACCCAAAACGAGTGGCTCTTGGTTACGCTACTACTTGTGTTAATCACAGCACAGCAGAGAGATTCACAGGACACCTCGTTGTAGACGGTAAGACAGATTATTCAATACAGATAATCAAAGACCCTGAGGTAGGCAGAAAGCTCAAACAGTTGGCTCAGGCTTCAATAGGCTAATATTTATTAACACAAACAAGAAACATGAGC